TGTGGCTTGTAGGATGATCTATAACATAGGTTACGCTATGGGGCAGGTGGCAGGCTTATGATCAGAGATTTTACCGTAGCAACTACTGCAATATTTATTGGAACATACGTAGCTATTATGGCTGCTGTAGTCACAGTAGGGGTGTTGAGATGAGCGAAAAACGTCTTATAAAAACAAACAAACTCTGCCTTGCGAACGGTGATGAGTTCGACAAAACAGAGTTTGAAGTGGATACCGATGTACTATCTGGATTTATTAAGGTCAAAACGGAAGGTAAAACAATTTATGTTAATCCAGAGTTCATCATATCCTTTGAAGAAAGTAACTTGTCCAGAGTTATTTCTTCTTGCCGGTAGTTTTAGTCTGAGAAAGCGCACTTCCAGCTACAGACTTAGATGTTTTGCTGTAGTTATCGTTTTTCAATATCTTGGATGCTTTGCTTGCTACAGATTTAGATGTTTGCTTTGTGTTTGGCATCACAAACCCTCCTTTCTACATAATATTCTTAAGATAGTTGAGAACGATAAAATGGAAAACAAAATATACGTTCACACTATATGTAGTAATTATACCACAACGATAGGAGTAGTCAAGATGAACAAAATTAAACAAATTCGTGAACAAAAAGGTTTGTCAAGATATCAAGTAGCTAAAGTCAGTGGTGTTTGGTATAAAAATCTAATTGATATTGAAAATGGTAAAGATGTGACATTATCCACGCTCAGGAAAATTGCAGCAGCAATGAACTGTGAAGTATCTGATTTAGTTTAGGAGGAGTGATTATGAGAAAGCAAAAGAAAAAGAGCTACCAACGGTGCAACGTTGATAGCTCAGGGTGGACATGTAAATTTTACGAAGTTTAGCGTCCACCTTCATTTTAGCAAAAGAATTGGAGGATTGCAAGTATGGATAAATTTGACGATTTAGTATATTCGCTGCGATATGAAGCAGAATCTATTTTAGAGAATCTGAAAGAAATGGATGATCTAGATGGGGATGAAGCCAAAGTCAGCGTGCTTCTAAAGTGGATTCATAACAGCGCAAATACTATCGAAAATAAAATAGAAGACTGGAGGTCTGACCAATGTTGAAGAGTGAACAGATTAACGAGCTTGCTGCCGCTTTGGCAAAGGCACAAGGGCAGATTGAAGGAGCAAAGAAAAGCAGCAGTAATCCGTTTTTCAAAAGTAAATATGCAGACCTGGCTGAGTGTTGGAACACGTGCAGAGAGGCTTTAACTGCAAATGGAATATCAGTTATCCAGATGCCGGAAGAAATCAATGAGAACGGAAGACTGAACATTACAACGATGCTTGCACATTCAAGCGGGCAGTATATATCCAGCACTCTAACAATGACTGTAACTAAATTAGATCCGCAAGCTATTGGCAGTGCAATCACTTACGGCAGGAGATATGCTCTTGCTGCTATGGTTGGACTGGCTCAGGAAGACGATGACGGAGAAAAAGCAATGGCAAGACCGAAAGATAAAAAATCTGCAGAAAGTCCGATTAATATTACATCCGTTAGTGAGAACGGTGCAGTAAGGTTTATTAACGGAGTACAGTGCCAAATTCAGGATAGAAACGGTGATTGGCATGATATTGAGTTTTTGAAAATTGAAGTACTGGAAAAGCTCTTAAACGATGATAAATATGTGAATGCTCATGAGGCTATAAGAGCAGCGATAAACGCTAAGGCTGTAGGCACAAAATGAAGCTGACAGTTAAAGGGTTACAGATGTTGAAAGGGATAGGGCACATAAATTTAGTAGTACCTGTCCCTTTATCAGAGGAAGAAGAAATCAATAAAATCGATCCTGAAAAGCAGTATGTTGTAGAGGTCAAGCAATGGCGTAAAGGGCGTTCTAACGATGCTAATAAATACGCTTGGGTATTATGTCAAAAGATAGCAGAAAAGCTGTCAGAAGAGAGCTTTCACAGCAAGGAAGATGTTTACAGGAAGGCAATCAGGGAATGTGGTTACGGCAGAATATGGCCAGTGCCAACTGACGCTGTAAACAGAACTATTGAAATTTGGCAAAGTAATGGTGTCGGCTGGATAGCTGAATTGGTTGGAGAGTGTCATAACATTAAAGGCTATAGCAATGTAAGAGTATATTATGGCAGCAGCGCTTATGACACGAAAGAGATGAGCCGATTTATAGATTGTTTAGTATCTATGGCAAAAGAGATTGGTGTAGAGACCAGGCCGCAGGAAGAATTAGATGACCTAATCAGGGAGTGGGGCGTTAAAGATGATTCCAAAAATAAAGAGGATAAGACTTAAAGGTAAAGCTCTCAGCAAGCTTTGTGAGGAGGTATATAACCGTGACAACGGGTTATGTGTATATTGCTCTCACTATGTTGAGCCTGGAGTTAAGCCACACCATGAGCCTTTAAAATCACAGGGCGGACAGGACAGGCTTGAAGATATGGCAATGCTTTGTAATGACTGCCATTCCCTGCGGCATAATTCCGTTAAGGGCATCGTTATTGGTCAAAAGGTAAGGTCGTATTTATCTGCAAAATATGACCGCCAGGAGTAGGAAATTATGAATACAGGGTTTATTGCTTTACATCGAAAATTGTTAGATAGTCCGATTTGGCAGGTTACGACAGTTGAGCAAAAAGTAATTTTAATTACACTGCTTTTAATGGCAAATCATAGTGAGAAAAAGTGGTACTGGCAGGGTGAAGAATTCATTTGCCAACCGGGACAATTTATAACCAGCTTGCCTAATATCGTAAAAGCTTGTGGAAATGGGCTAACAGTCCAAAATGTAAGGACTGCGTTAAAAAAGTTTGAAAACATGAATTTTTTAACAGACCAATCAACAAAGACTGGAAGGCTGATAACCATAGTAAATTGGCAGGTTTATCAAGGGAAAAGAGATGTCGATAACAGACAACCTAACAGTCAGCTAACAGAGAGCCAACAGACACCTAACAGACAACCTAACAGTCAGCTAACATCTAACAATAATGATAATAATATAACAATGATAAACAATGATAATAATAACGCGTGCGAGCAAACCCAAAAACCAATCGAGGTTAACGAAAAAGAAAAAGGCTTTGAGTTATTTTGGGAATTGTATCCGTCGAAACGGAAAAAGCCTGTTGCAAGAATAGCATGGATGAATATGCGTGTACACTCGGAAGAACAGTATGCGTTGATTAATACTGCTGTTGAGCGATACAAAAAAACTAATCAGTGGCAGGAAGAAAACGGCAGGGACATACCTGATCCCGATACTTTCCTGCAGGGAGGACGCCGG